AATATGGCTGAATTCGTGTTTCGCTCGGACTTCAGTTTCGGTTTCTTCAGTTACATCTATCTCAAACTTCTTCCACGAAGTGCGTCTAATCTCGTCTTGTACGATGTCTTCGGGCGTGTCAACAAGGCAGTAAACAATACGGGCGCGTTTCTTACCAGTGAGCCACATGTATCCGATCATTTGCCAATAGTAGTCCTTATTTGGTAGTTCGTCTTCAAACCACGGGAACGTTGTACCGTCCCATGAGCATTTAATGTCTACTATTTCGTCTTCAAGTATTAAGTCGGGAGTGCCTTTGATAAATTCATTCTCGAAGTATTGGTCGTTTTTTAGTGCGAAAGGTAAACCAAGAACACGCGAAGCCATTTCGATGGCGTAGTTTTCCTGTATGTTACCTTTGTCAGTATAACGTGAAGAGAACTCCTTACGAATTCCTAACGTGTGTTCGATTGCTAATTCTTTCAAGTAAGTTTTAGCAGTTTGAGATAAGACCTCACCCTTTGTACGGGGTGAAGTCATAATCTTACCTAACGAGCTGCAGCGAATTTTCATAATAACAATAGGGCTTTAGTTTGTAAATCGTTTAATTGGTAACCGCTTAGGGCTTGTTTGAATGCTTCAGGTGTAAGTTTACCTTCGGCTATTTGAGTAAGTCCATTTTCGAAACGTTCTTGGGTGATAGTTGGCTTCGTGTTTTTGACCGTTGCGCTTGCGCTGTTTGCGTCGTCATCTTCCGCTTGTAAACTCAAAAGTGACTGCAAGGTATAGCGACGGTAGTAAGTCACCGCAGAACCAATTTTCTGAGGGTCTTGAATTTCGGGTAGGCGCATACTTGAAACAACAGACTGCCCCGTCTCAATGTCAATGATCAATGTACTAACTACACCGTCTTCAATCGGCTGTAATAATAACAAGCCTTGTTCAATTAGCAACGGCTCAACGCTTTCAATAAGTGCGTTAATGTCTGCGTAGGACTTTTTGAAATGGGGGTTGTTTGCATTCTTCACGACCTTGCCAATTTTCTGCTTGGCTGCGTGGAGTTTTGGGTATAGTCCTGAGACTCTTACCGCTTCTTCTTTTACTTCATCTTTTTTCATGTTATTTTGTTTATTGGTTTATGCAAATATAGTATTATTTTTAATACGCAATACATTTAGAATAATTTTTGTTGCGCTACATGGTTTTTAATCCGTTCAACCGCCTTTTCATAGTACTCAATATCTAACTCACAAGCTGTTAATTCAAAGCCGTAATCGTGACAAGCGAGGGCTATACTTCCACTTCCGAGGTGAGTGTCTAAAATCTTATCTCCGTCTTTTGCGTATTTGTCAAGTAGCCATTTGTATAGTGCTACTGGTTTCTGCGTGGGGTGTATTCGTGTTTCTTTATTCTTCATATCACCTTGTAACATTCCTGCCCATCTAAATTCGTATTTTCTTACTGCTGTGCTGTGATTAGTCCATGCAAGTTCACAATCTGCAAAGTCATTTTCACCATTTTGTTTATCCCATACAATCCAACTTGAACTATTTGCGCTCGGTATATTTTCAATAAAATGATTAGCTCCCCAAATAATAACATTTTTTGAAACTCTCACTAATTCGTTAAAATACTCTTTTTGTGGTGCTGAACTATCCCAATTTTTAGCGGTGTACAATGTAGGTCTTGTTGCTTTTCCACGTGAGTGATTTTTAGCTCCATCTTCACCTATCCCATACGGAGGGTCAACAATAGCAAGTTCAAAATAGTTGTCAGGGTAACGGCTCATTAAAGCCATGTTGTCTTCGTTGGTGATTGTTAGTTTATCTGTAATCTTCATTTTTAATCTTTTTTTTGTAGGTTGCTATTAAATCTTTCAGTTCGTCTTTTGTCCATTTCTTCGTGTCGTGCGCCTTGGCTTCAAGTTGATCGTACTTTTGTAGTCCAATTTTGGCTATTAGTCCTTTTTGATATGCTATCAAGTTGCCGTGTTTATGTTGGTTGCACGCTACGCACTGGGCGTGTATATTGTCAACGTCAAAACGCACATTACCGTGACCGCCTGCGCTCCAATAGTGACCTGCGTCGTATTTACTTCCGAGTGTTTGACCGCACGAAATACAACCTTGGTCCGCGTCTCGTATTCTTATCCACTTATTTACGACTTGCTGCGCCAATTTAAGATAGTCCGAAGTCGTTAGTAAATCTTCTTTCGCCTTTTTGACCTTGTCCTTTTTAATCTTGGCGAGGTTCTTCAACGCTTGTTCCGTCTTTGCGCAGACAAAACAATACTTGTCAGTTGTTCGGTATGGTGTAAAGGTTTCACCACATTTTTTACATGACTTCATAACTTATTTATTTCTTCTTTTACTTCATGCCAAAAATCGTGAGCTTCGTATCTATAACAACCTGAGTAATTTATTCGGTCATCATTCAACGCTTGAATTATATTATCTACCATTATGTGCGCTATTTTTTTAGCTTCAAAATCTGCTATTCTTCCCAATCCAAAAAGAATACTAATTACTATTTCATTTGCTTTGTCCTTTGGTCTCATATAAATTTCTTTAGTTCGTTATTCTCTTTCGTTAGTCTCAAATTCTCCTCATGCAGCGCATAAACCTTTTTTATCACTTGCTTGTGGTCTTCGCATACTCGGTAGAAGGTTAACATGGCTTCTTTCAGTTCTATTTGCCGTGTTTCCATTGGCTCAATCAAGTCTACTCGGTGCGCGTGTTTCGCCTTCAAGTCCTCAATACTCAAAGTCAATGCCTTGTCGAGGGTTTGGAGGTTTATTTGTGCGGTTAAAATGTCAAGTTCTTTCATTTAAAAGGGTAAATCGTTAATGTATGGGTTTGTTGGTGGTATAATCAAGTTTAATTCAGGCACTAATTTACTTGTAATTGTTTGACCTTTTGGCGAAGCGTAACGCTTTTTCATGTCGCTCGGGTTAACTGCATCCAGTTCGTAGTAAGTAAGTGAGTTTAAGTCGAAGAAAAGTTCTATTTCACCAATCGAACCAACGGAACGGGGCTTAATCTTATTGAAAATAATTGTAGCCTTGTTATCCATTACATCGTGACGGTGTACGGTTATCATGCACTTGCCACTATTAAACCACTCCGAGCCACCTTTGAGGTCGTAAGGACCGGGAGGGTTGCGTTTTCCGTTTTCCTTTTCCGTAAGTTTAGGGTGAATAATCGTGTGGAGGTGCAAGTTGTTTTCTTCGGCAATGTGATTGCGGTACGGAAGGACGTATTCTAAATAAGTAGCGTAACCTCCAAACTCATCGTAAGGGTGGTTCATATCTTTCCAGCTATCTATACTTGCTGTTTCAAGTCCTACCGTCTTTTTGAGTTCAACCCCAAAGTCCCAAAATGCCATCGGTGTCATCTTTGCTTTTACGTCCGTTTTCGTTAGTACGTTGAAGTGAAATAATACCCATTCAAGGTTGCGTTCGATTTCTGCATCCGTGATCGTGTTTGGCTTGTTTGGGTCAAATGACTTACTCGTCTTTTTGTGCAATAGGTCTGCAATGATTTCAACATTGTTACCTACATCAGGAAAATAAAGTAAATGTTTCCAAGAATAAAACATCGAAGAGTTTACCAAAACCTCCATTAAGACCTGAGTTTTACCGCTCATCGGGAAGCCAGTCCAATCCGTACAATTTCCTAACTGCATTGAATAGTGTTTATCTAAACCTTCAAACCCTAAATACTTACCTTTTTCGTGGTATTTATCTCGGTAGGTTTTTAGTTGGTTAAATACGTCTTCGGGTTGCGTTATTTTAAATCCTTCTATTGCCATGCTGCTTTGAATTTTTCTTGTTGTTTAATTTGACCGAAGGTACTATTGTCTTTTTGCCGTCTTTTAATCCAAGACCTAACGGTTAAATTAGCACTATTGTACTTCTTTTTAAGTTCCTTCGTGTTTTCCATAGCCATAAACACTTCAACTAAGTCGTGTTTGTCAAATTCAACTAACAGCCGTTCAGCGTCCAAATTGTTTATTGGTGAGGTCAAACCTTGCACTTGAGTACAATTAGTATTTAAATAAGTAACCAATGGGTGTAGTTGTTCTTTGTTTATTGTTTCTTGTTTATTTATACTAACAGTGCTTTGACTGTGCTTTGTACTGTGCTTTTGCAGTGCTTTGTCTAATGCTTTGGTAGGTGCGTTTGTATTTTTTACAATAGCAATTATGTTTGATGAGTATTGATTTTTGCTAATTTCTACCATTTCAATAAACCCAAACTCAACAAGTTCGTGTAACCCTGCTGAGTAAGTTCGCCAATTTTTAACACCGATTGCCTCCATAACCATTTGCGAAGGTAGTCCGAATTTATCTTTCCATCCTAAACGGTTGCAGTGTTCAATAGCAAAGTAGAAAATTGCATAGTGAATTGGCTTTACTTTGTCGGGGTTCTCAAATGCCCAGTTGCAAAAGTTTCTGCTTAAATCGTAGCCATTCATAAAAATCTTATTAAATACTGGATTAGTTCTTTTATATCTTCTTCGTCTAAAC